CCCTTATTACAAATTCATGATGAATTATGTTTTTCAATTAATTCTGAAAATGATATAAACAAAGTAAAGGAGGTAATGGAAAATGCCATTGAAGATCTCAAAGTCCCGTTCAAAGTCGATATTGCACTCGGCAAAAGTTGGGGAGAAGCGAAAGAGTAAAAGAGAAGTTGAAGGTTATTACTTTGACGGAAATAAATCTAAAACTCTTTACAAAAAGAAAATTATTTTTAATTAAATTATAATTTAGGGCGCACTATCCTTGGGAATAAAAATGATTTTTTAAAGCTAGTTAACTAGCTATATCGTAAAGACCTTCTTTTGCGTCTTCAACACTTTGATCATTGATTTTTGTTCTTAAATCTTTGATCTTTATATCGATCCACTTCATGTCTGGAGTAACTCTACCCTGAGCCAATGCTTTGGTTGCCCACGTGGACTCCAATTGAAGTTTTTCCGATATTAACTTTTGTAGTTGCATCTCGATCAACCTCCTCAAAGGTTATAAAAAGAAGATCGGGATTATGAAACCCAGCACCTTCAATTTGGTTTATGTCTCCTGAGACAACCTTCTTTACAAAATTCTCAAGAGCAGCTGTATCGTTCTTGGCCTCAAGCGTCTTATCAATATATATGTTTTTATAGTTTGCTTGGACGCGATATAGCTTCATAAGGTATTATATAGCAAAGTAGGAGAGAAAATCAACTATGTGGTTATTTTGGGTTTTGGTACTGGAACCATTAAATCTGGGACTTTTACAGGTCTACATTCAAATTTAACAACAATTCTGTTGTTTTCGATAAATTCAGTGTCAAATTCTTCTGTTTCTTCAAGTGATTTAAAAGTGCCATGGGCTACTCTATACCCATACTCAACGCATTCGGCATGTGTAGAAAACGAAAATCCTGGAATATGATTATTAGGACACTGGCCTGATATCATACTACACATATACATAACTAAAATAAATTTGGTCATATTCCTATATTATCCTATCTTTTTATTTACTTGCATATCCCATGAAAATGATTATATGTAAATCATGTTTTTTAAATTAATTAACAAAGAGGTTATCATGAAAAACAATCAAGAAAAAGCTGTAATGACAGCAGCTGAAAAGCTTGGCGAAGCGTTGGTATTAAAGCCTGAATGGGAAGTAAAACCAAAAAGCGTTGTCATGACTCATGTCTTTTCAGTTGAGTTTAATGAGTCAACAAAAGAACTACAATTAATAGTTAATGGTGATGTTTATCAAACTGTTAAGTGTAGAGATATCCTAAGTGGTAAAATAAAATTCCACAACGGATTAAATGACATAGTTAGTAAATTTAATTTATGGAGGTTCGATGAGCCGAAGTCCAATTAAAACTAAATCTGATTCAAGTGTATTTGCGAATTGGATATATCGTGTCGATCAAATCTTAAGTGAGGTACCAATTATATCTGCAAACTTTCATATGCCATTAGAGTATAGCGATGATGAGTTTCAGCAGGCTATGAAAAAGTTGCAACAAGCTGCAATGTATTTTGAAAATATGCCTATCTACCCAATTAATGAGTCGATCGCTGCAGCACTAGTTTATGATCAACTTAAGGAGGCTAATGACAAACCAGATTATTAGTTTTTTGTTGTTGGTTTCATTATTAGTAATACCACCAAAAGTTATTTTAATAATTGTTGGCATACTAACTTACACAATATTGTATTAACACAGGAGGAAAAGATATGAACAATGCAATAAAAAATAAATACTTTGAGACAACAGATTACTCAAAGTTTAAGAAAGCTAGAGGTAATAGACCTGTAGATGAGGCACACGTAACACAATTAAAAAAATTAATTGCTGAGAAAGATCTTTATGATCCAATACGTGTTAACGAAAACATGGAAGTGATAGATGGACAACACACTTTACAAGCTAGGAAAGAACTAGATCTTAAGGTGCCATACATCATTATCAATTCTGACGATCCACTTGATGTTGCAAGACTTAACACAGGTAGAAAGAATTGGTCCATGGAAGCATATCTAAACCATCATTGTGCAAGAAACAAAATGGACTACAAGATATGTAGAAATAAAATGAACCAATATGGTATCAATGTTGCAGAAGCAATCGTGCTGCTGCTTAAACAATGTTCTCTTTGGAACAGAATATCAACTGAATTTAAAACAGGTGAGTTTAGGATACCTGCAGGAGGTATAGAAAACATTGATCGTATCGGAGCTGCACTCAATACTTTGAAAAAATACTTTTTAGGTATGGATGATTCCAAGAGAAGGCTTAAGAGATCTATGGTTATGGCTTATGTAATAGCAGATAGATGTCCTGACTTTGATCTTCGAAGATTCAGAGATGCCTGCAAGAGTAAATCATCTTGGTTCTTAAGTGGTACTAGCACGAAAGATTACATCATTATTATAGAGAAAATTTATAATAGTGGTCGTAGTAAAAAGAAAATAAAACTACTTGATTTCTTTGAGACAAAAGATTATCAAGAGCATTAGGAGAAAACATGGACATCAATAAATGGAAGTCATGCGCAGTAGATATCGATACTTACTGCATTATAAGAGCAATGGGGCAACAAGGCTTTAGAAGACCTGGTTCAATGATTGCCAAAATAGTTGATGACGAAATAAAAAAGATAGCCAAAAAAGAGGGGAAAGGCTATCAATCAATGAAAGAGAATTTACTATCACAGGGTAAGAAGTTACTCAACGGGAGTGGTAAATAGACCTGCAGGTTGGATGGTTAACCTTGAATCTGGGGTTGGAAAAGGGCCGGGAGAACTGGCCCTTTTTTTTGTTGCATTAAAGTCACAAATTTTATAATAACAATACATACGTATTCCTAAGCCTAGAATGAAAAGGTGAGGCTTTCAAAACACCTTATTCTCAATTAACAACGAACGCTAATTTAACTTTAATTAAGGAGATTTTAGTGGGTAAAGCTGTAAAGAAAAGCAGTGAAGAAGCATTAGACCAGGCGTTGGATAAATTAGTAATGATTTGTCCAAACAAGAAGACTTATGATGAGTTAACTAGTCTGATGTTTCAGTTGTATTGTGGAAATGACTATGGTTTAGGAAATTTTAGTTTGTCTTTTCTTGATAAAATCGAGAGAAGATGGCAATCAGGCAGAAAACAAGTAGCTCAGGCTAAAGGTTTAAAATTGGTTGTTGAAAATGTATAGCCACGGTGCAATCCATAATCCATATCTTTTCCCGCATCGTGGTTATGCAGATGTCGAAAATTCCTAGAGGTTTAGTCAATAAAACTATTTGGTTCGTAGAAGAGCTCTCAGGCGAGGAGAGAACTGAGTACATTGATAATATCTTAGATGATTACAAATTTGTAAGATCACAAAATTATCCAAAACCAACCGTTAAGAAGTTTTATGAGTTATTCACCAAACTTATTAAAAAATTTGGGCATTAAGTTAGCTATGGAATTTACTAAGGAAAAACGACCCGCTGAGATCAGGTTGTTTCAGGCTATACTGCTGCAGGCATTTGAGGATTCATTGTCCGGTAGTGGGTTTAAAAGAGAGACTTATTGGAAACAAGATAGTCATCAATGGTTTACTAGTAATTGCGATGACTTTCAGGAAGTGTGTTGGAATGCGGATATGGACCCCTCAATTGTACGTGAAGAATACGTAAAATTAATTAAAGATGGTAAAATTAAATTTACTAAAATACAGAAATCATGGATTAGTTATCGTGAGTATTATAAGGCCTACAGGAACGCTAAGACTAAGGAAGAAAGGGCCGAAGTTAAGAAGAGAATTTTTTCGGAAAAAGTGAAAGTTAGGTAGTCATGGTGGTCTTAGAAATTTGACCCCAGGAGAAGTTATATTAATAGAGAGCAAAAATGATAAAAAGCTCCTGGGGGTGAGTAACCTATATAATGAATTATTCACAAGTTAACTATACAGGAACACCGGCCACGGGACAACGGAAATTATACTATATAGATATCTCAGACTAATGAGTAATAAAAAGTACCCCAAGGGGTAATAGTGGTGTATCTGATGTATCTAATTGATTATTATTCAATAATAGCAACACTTATAAGCTATTTTAGTGGTGTATCTATGGTGTATCTATGGTGTATCTTGGATACACCAGTCTTGCGGGAACGCTATCAAAAGTTTTTCAAGGAGTTACTTTGTGATGAAATAATCTATATAGTAAAATTATGAAGGGAATAATATTTAAAACTGCAAAAGAAGCTTTTCGAAGAGGCTTTAAAAAATACAAACGTGGTAGAAGAAAAAATGAAAGAGTGCCTTATGATCTAGTCAAGGCTGATATCAAAAGAAGTATAAGAGGTACAAAATTTTACGTTGGAGCTGAAGCTAAGGCAAGACCAGGAATAGGTAGTAAAGGTTTACCTAAAGGTGGTAAACCAAGAATTTTTGGCAAAGCTTACGCATCTGATAAGAGAGGCAAAAGTATGCAAATTCCAATGATGACAAAGAAACAAAGAGCTGCTAATCAAGAAGCAATAAGTCAATCTGTAAGAAAATTTATGAAAGATAGAATTGGTAGAAAGAAAAAAGGTGGTTTGCAAACTATTAAAATGGTTAAAAGAAAACTAGAAAAAGCATCTGCAGCTCATGCAGGTCAAGCTAAAGCACTTGGTAAAATCATTCCCAAAAAAATGTTAGGTGGTTTGTTAACTAATACTATTAAAGCTGGAGCAAAGAAATTTTTCAAAACGGGTAATAAGACTCAACAGATTGTAAATAAACATGGTGGTACGAGAGAACAAGCAAAACAAGATGTGAAGTCTGGAATAAAAAATACAATTTTTTCTAAATTAAAAGATAAATCTTTGTCTGTCCAAGAACGAAGAAATATAATCAGAGATATAAATAAATTAAGAAGATAATGGGTGGGTTAAGAAAAAAAGAATTAAGAACTGATAAGGATCTTACTCCTAAGCAAAGAATGTTTGTTGAGATAATGGTGCAAGACCATGGCCAGATTACGCAAGCTGAAGCCTTAAAAAGAGCAGGCTATGATTGTAAAGATATAAACAGCGCAAGATCAACAGCATCACAATTATTAAATAGAAAAATAAATCCTCATGTTGCAAAATATTATGACAGAAGATTTGAACAAGAAGTAAAAAAATACGAGAGTGACAACCTCAGACGTTTCAAAAGATTTGAAAGACTTGCTGACAAGGCAGAAAAGAAAGATCAGTTTGCTGCAGCTATCAATGCAGAATATAGATCTGGCCAATTAGCAGGAGCCTTTGTAGATAGAAAAGAAGTTAGAGTAACAGGACTGGAGGGAATGTCACGTGAGGAACTTGAAACCAAACTCAAGGAACTTTCAGAAAAGATCGATGGGCATAATGCCAAAACAATCGATGCAAGATCTGAAGACGAAAAAATACTTACAAAAGGCTAGTTGGTCTGAGTGGATTAAAGTATTTAATCGTTTCCATAATCCCACAATGTTTACTTCAGTTGGAGTAGTAGAGGTTAAAACTTATGAGAAAAAAAATAGCTATACCAAAAAAAGTAAAAAATCAGATCGATAAATATCCTATGGTTGCTGTCGAATGGTACGATATTGTCTCAAACAGCAGCTGGAGTAGTTTTGATGAACTTAAAAAATCAAAACTTGCTGTATGTATCACTAAAGGTCATTTGTTAAGTCAAGCAAAAGGTGTCACTAGATTGTTTGGGGATTACTCATTTTCTGACAATGGAGTTGACATTGAAGCTATTGGTAATACTACTGTAATACCTAACTCAGTAATTAAGGACATAAAGAAATTAAGTTGATTGATGACTGTAAAAGCACAAGAATCTAGACTATGGCAAAAGACTAAAAAAGGTTTAGCTGATTGCTATTTAACTCGCATAGAATCTACAACAATTAATGGTGTTCCTGATATTCACGCAGCAAATAAGGAGAATGTTTTTTGGATAGAATTAAAATCTGATGAAGCTAATTATCCTAAATTAAATAAGTGGCAAATAGTATGGATCAATAAGTATATCAAGGCTGGTGGTAAAGTTATTATCTTCAAAGAGACCCTCTCGAAGAGGTCTCTAGAACTGTATCAACCGGTGTCCAGTTTCACTGATCCTCGTTCACTGGTCTCGTTTGCCTCGTTCTCGTTCCCGTTACAATGGCCCACGGTCCAGCGAACCCTGCTGGCGAAGCTCCGGGAGGCAGCGTGAAGCTCGTCTCGTTGACAAACCTCGTTGGATCTCGTGTCGGTGACACCGAAGGGCCTTCTACGCATCTGGATCCAGGAGCCCACCCAGCGTGGAAGCTCGTGCTGTGACCTGCCCCTCGTTTCTTTCCCTCTTTGTTAGTTAGCGGGGGGCTGGTGATGGTACGCCCATCAGGGTGGTTAGGGATACACGGACAACCTAACCACTTCTCGTTCTCGTTGATGAGAAAAGTTCTCGTTGCTCGTTTATAAAGAGAGCTGGCCCATGCAGCGTAACTTCAGAAGCTGGGCTCCCGGCACAGCGTGGTAAATTTTTTTACATAAAGCTCTTGACATCTGTCCCATGATATCTTATGTAAGGTCTGCGACCCACGTTTACTTCGCTGGCATTGTGTCGAACTGATCATCGAAATGGTCAAGCCGGGCTGTTACGTGGGCGTATAACTAACAAAGGAGAACCTCATGAAGACGATTCAGATACGCGTAGAAGGCGGTGTGGTACAAGAAGTTACCATCCCGAAAGAATATGAAAATTTAATTGATTACGAAATCATTGATCTTGATACAGAAGAACCGAAGGAAGATGGAGATGCCGTTAAAGAAGACAAACCGTTAGACGGTAACGTTTATGCATTAACGGGCGGGCCCGGGACCAAGTGCATTGCAAATGGAAATACGTGGGCCGATAGCCTCGTGAAGGACGACTCGTAATGTCGTTTGGCGAACAACGTGTGCTGCAGCACCTGCAGCTCAGAAGCTGGTGCTTCCTGGCGTGACCATACTCTCGTTATACATACTGCTACTAATTCTTTATCCTGATGCAATGATCCTGCTCACGGGGCTTTTCATTCTCGCATTAACTAGTGCCTTTTGATTCTCGTCTCGTTGGCAATGCAGCTGGATCGCACAGCGTGTGGTAGAGCTGAGCCCATCAGCGCAGCGTAGAACACCAAATGGTAAATTGGTAATTTCTAGTTTAGAATGATTCTAAAAGAAAAGGGTTGCGTTCATATATGGGATTTGATAAGAGATTACTTTAAACTAACAAAGGAGAAAATATGGGTTTAGATCAACACGCACATGTAAAAGGAGTAAAGATTGATTGGGAAAAGTTTTTCAATGATGACGAATACTCTGAAAATGCAGGGGTCTTCGTTTGGAGAAAACACGCAAGACTTCAAGAGTTCATGTCTAAGAAATGGGCTGACCAAAATCCTAAAATAAAACAAGAAGGACATTTGGCACATTTAGGATTTAATTCTGACTGCGAGGCACCTTGTTACATGACACAAGAGGTCGTTGATGAATTAGGGGAACAACTCGCTAAAGGTTTTTCTGATTATCACGCAGAAGACGGATTTTTCTGGGGTCAACAATTCCAGAAAGAAAGTGTTAAAGAATACAAAGAGCAGGATTTAAAATTTTTAAAGTTCTGTCAACAGGCGATTAATGAGAACAAGGTCGTTGAGTATTGGTGTAGTTGGTAATGCCGAAAGATAAAATTAAAAATGTCGAGGCGACTGATGTCGCCTCGCCTCGTTCTCGTAAGGGTGGACAAAAAGCACAAGATGAATTTACCAAAACCCTCCACGCACTTTTTGAAAAGCTGGAGAATGCAATACAACTAGAGGTAGAGCCAAATGTTAATACCATTAATAATATCATTAATAAAAAAGATAAAAAAAAGTTAAATTAGTTCTTGTAATGGGATTGCATAAGATATAAGAAGAGGGGGCAATCCATAAGGATTGTATAACTTAACAAAGAGGTCTTATGACACAAGCACAAAAAAGACTAAAGACAGATGAGAAAAAAGTAATCCTGTCTTATGTCCAACTAAAGCTTAAAGCAAATCGACTATCTAAAGAGTTAGATACAATGAAACAAAACATTGTTGATTGCTTTGACAGAACAAACCAAAACTTAATTATTGTTCAAGATGAGAATGGTAATAGCTTTGGCTTACAAAAAATAAATCGTAAGAGGAAGAAATTTGAGACAGCAAATTTCAAGATTGCTCACAATGATTTGTTTAATCAATTCACTACAGAGATTGAATATAGTGAATACAAAGCGATTGGAGATACTAATGCCAAATAATGATTTGATTAATATCGCCAATGTATTGAGTGAGAAATTAAACTCAAATACTCCAACCTCACTTGCTGACATGGTGATTGAGAATGGACAGAAGAAACAACTCAATTATGAAATTATGTTTCAGTTGTTAATGGGTGAATGTGAGAAACACATTCTTGAAAATGTTGGCAACCCAGTTGTTGATGAGTTCAAGGACAATGTACTTAAAAAGTTTAGTACACTTGTGCAGGCTTTACACCCTACCGAATAATAATAAACCTAACCTATGGCGCGTTTGCGCCATAGGTGTACCTATCATATAGCAAGGCTCACAATCTAGATCGATACAATTTACAGGTCTTTACCTGTCAATTCGCGTTTGGGGGTCTGTGCCAGACCGACAAAGAGGTTTACAAAGTAGGATATACAAATATACTAGGGTCCCAAACGGTATGAACATAGAGCATTTATCAGAAGAAGAATTAAAAGACTTGATTTTTAAGAAGCAGTTGGAGTGGATCAAGTTATGCCAGGATAATTTTTTAATTTTTGCAACTGCTGTCTGGCAAGATTTTATATACAGAAAAACAAAGGACCCAAAAAACTATGGGCACCATCAAATTATATCTGAGTCTTTTCAAGATATAGCTTTTGGTGATGAAAAGAGGCTCATCATCAATATGCCACCAAGACATACTAAATCAGAATTTGCATCTTACCTATTCCCGGCATGGATGATTGGTAGGAATCCTAAGATGAAAATTATGCAGGTATCACACAACGCAGAACTAGCTTCAAGGTTCGGTAGCAAAGTTCGAAACTTAATGAACACCAAAGAATATAAACAAATTTTTGGAGACGTAACACTGAGAGAAGACTCAAAAGCAAAAGGACGTTGGGAAACGAATCATGGTGGAGAATACTTTGCAGCTGGTGTTGGAGGTTCCATTACAGGTCGTGGTGCAGATTTATTAATTATAGATGACCCACATACAGAACAAGACTCCATGTCAGACTCTGCTATGGATAGAACTTACGAGTGGTATAATTCAGGACCCAGACAACGTTTACAACCCGGTGGCCGTATTTGTGTAGTCATGACCAGATGGGCTACGGATGATTTAACAGGAAGGCTCATCAAGGCACAATCAGAGCCTAAAGCAGATAAATGGAAAGTTATAGAATTCCCTGCCATACTTCCAAACGATGAACCTGTGTGGCCAGAATACTGGAACAAAGAAGACCTTGATGCAGTTAAAGCTTCTATCTCAACTAAAAACTGGAACGCACAATACATGCAGGACCCAACTTCAGAAGAAGGTGCCATTATCAAAAGAGATTGGTGGCAAGACTGGGATCAAGAGAAGTTACCTAAATTACTACATGTCATACAAAGTTATGATACTGCATTTTCAAAAAAAGAAACTGCTGACTACTCAGCTATAACTACGTGGGGGATATTTGAACCTACAGAAGGTTATGAGAAATGTATTATTCTATTAGATGCTATGAAGGGCAGATATGATTTTCCAGATTTAAAAAATGTTGCAATCGAGCAATATCATTACTGGGAACCTGAGACTGTTATCGTTGAGGCTAAAGCCAGTGGTCAACCATTAATACACGAATTAAGACGTGCTGGTATTCCTGTTGTAGATTACGTTCCTGCACGAGGCAGAGACAAGCATACAAGAATTAATAGCTGTGCGCCTGTATTTGAGTCTGGTATGGTTTGGGCACCTCTTGACGAACACTGGGCACAAGAGGTTATTGAGGAATGTGCAGCTTTTCCTAATGGTCAATATGATGACTATGTTGATTCTATGACCCAAGCTGTGTTAAGATATCGACAAGGTGGGTTTGTACAAACATAC